CACGTACAACGCGTGCATGTTCGACATGCGGATGTCCTCGCCGGGCGGCAAGGACCGGAACCGCCGGTTTACCGAGGAAGCGATGGCCACCGTGCGCGCGATCGACGAGGACCAAACACTCACCCATGACGGTGATCCTGCGTTGCGCATGCACGTGAAGCGGGCGCACCGGCGGTCGAACGAGTGGGGCTTCACGCTCGGCAAGCGCACGCGCGACAGCAAGGACCCGGTCGACCTCGCCGTGACGATGGTGCTGGGACGGCTGGCTCGCAACGAGGCCATCCGCAGTGGGAAGATCAAGCCGCGGCGCACCGGTAAGGTGTTCGTCCAGTGACGGAAGGACTATGACGTGGCTGACGCGGCCCTGAGCATGGACGACATCCGCAAACTGATCTCGAAGACGGAGACGCAGCGGAACACCGAGCGTGAGCGCTTGCAGCTGATCGAGCAGTACGTCCGCGGCCCGCAGCCGGGGCCGTACAAGCCGAGCAAGACCAACGAGGAGTACCGCACGCTGGTCAAGCGCGCGGAAACCAACCTCATGCCGATGATGCTGCGGTCGATCACCGATCAGCTGTACATCGAGGGGTACCGTCGTAAGAACGGCAAGGACAACGAGGCCGCGTGGAAGTACTGGCAGGCCAACGGTTTCGACAGCCGGCAGACACAGATCTTCCGCGCTGCCTGCCGTGACGGCTACGCCTACGGCACCGTGATGCCGGACATCAAGGGAAAAGTGCCCGTGATGCGCGGTGTTACAGCTCGTCGGATGTTCGCGCTGTACGACGACCCGGTCGATGACAAGTGGCCGGAATACGCGCTGCTGCTCAACGACCGGTGGGAAGTCGTCGGCTTGATCGATGACAATCACAAGTACAAGATTGGCCGCAAACCGGGCGAAACCGTGCTGTCCATTGTGGACGTCAAGGAACACGGTCTCGGAATCTGCCCGGTCGTGCGGTACGCGCCGGCCATGGACCTCGACGGCACCATGACGGGCGACGTGATCCCGCAAATGCGCATCCAGGACCGGGTCAACCAGACCTCGTTCGACCTGCTGATTGCGCAGACCTACGGCAGTTTCATCGTGCGCATCATCTCTGGCATGGAACAGCCGATCGACGCGAAAACGGGAAAGCCGGCACCCGTGGAGCTCGACGTCCGCCGGCTGCTCACGTCGAAGGACGAGATCAAGGGGTTCCAGTTCGATCCCACGCCGCTGGACCCGTACATCAACGCGTTCGAGCTGGCCGTACAGCACTTCGCCGTCACAAGCCAGACCCCGCCGCACTACATGTTGGCGAAGATGGTGAACATGGCCGCGGACGCGATCGCCGCGGCGGAGTCGAGCTCGCTGCACAAGCGGGATAACTACCAGCACACGTTGGGCGAGGCGGCCGAGCAGCATCTCGAGTTGGCCGGTGTCGTTGGTGGCGATCAGTCCATTGAGGACATGGACGACATGGCCCGTGTTCAGTGGTCGGATATCGGGTCGCGGTCGCTCTCGCAGGCGGCCGACGCGCTCGGCAAGCTCTCGACGCAGCTGGACATCGAGCCGCAGGCGCTGTGGAGCCGGATTCCGGGCTGGACCGATCAGGACACGCTCGACGCGCTCGAGTTGCGCAGGAAGCGGCTCGAGGAAGACCCGTACGCCGCGATGAACCTCCGGCTGGACGAGAGCCAGCCGAACGGCATGAAGAACAACCCGGCAGGGCTGCCGAATGTCGCCTAAGGGGGCTGCCGTCGCGCTGTCGATGCGGGCGGCCGGCGTGCAGGTGGCCAACGCCGCGGTCGCCGAAGCACTTGCGCTGTGGGAGATCACCGACCCGCTGCCGTTGATCTCCGGATCGCGGCGCAACCGCGCGATCGCGGCGGCCCGGCTCGTCGATCAGCTCGTGGCGATCGTCGAGCGAGCCCGTCAGCAGGCGGTCGCCACGGCGGAGACCGGCTACAACGAGCTCCGCACCGTGGTGCTGGGCGACGTCGTGCCGTTCGCGCTGCCGTCCATCGAGCTCGAGGTCACCAAGGCCATGCGCCGCGCGCTCATGCTGACCAGCGTCGGCCGGATGCGCCACCTGTGGTCCACCGGGATGATCCCCACCAAGGCGCACAGGGACGCGTTCCCGCAACTGGCCGGGGTCATCGTGAAGCAGACCGCCGACGCAGCCCGCGAGGCCGTGGAGCAGGCAACCAGGGACGATTCCCGGGCGGTCGGGTGGGCGCGGGTGACCCGGCCGAAAGCCTGCGCGTTCTGCCTCATGTTGGCCAGCCGCGGCGCGGTCTACCACTCCGACGAGTCCGCCAGCCGGGTGACCGGCGGCGCTCGCGGTCGCACACGCGGGACGCAGCTGAAGGGCGACGCTTATCACGACGACTGCCGGTGCTTCGCGGTGCCGGTGTTCGACGGCGACCAGGGGTTGCCGGAGCTCAACCGCAAGATGTCCGAAGCCTGGGCCAACAGCACCGTCGGCCTGGGCGGCAAGGAAGCGCTCGCCGCCTTCCGCGCGTACACCGGTGCCGCGTGAAGGCCTCAAAGCTTGCACGTGCAAGTATCGTAGGTTCTACCCGGAACAGCTCACCGCCCGTGGCGGATGGGCAAAACCCTCGTAGGGAGCTCGAAGATGAAGATCGACCGCAACCGATGGGCCCGGCTGGGCCGCGACGACGACAAGGGCGGCGACGGTGGCGCCGGGGGCGGCGGTGGCAAGCCGGACGACGGTGCTGACGACAAGGGCACCGGCAAGCCGGACGACGGCACGGACGCGGGCAAGGGCGACGCCGGCGGTGACGACGACAAGCCGCTCGGCCCGGCCGGCGAGCGCGCGCTCGAGCGCGTCAAGGCGGAGCTCGCCGAAGCCAAAAAGCGGCTGAAGGACATCGACGACGAGAAGCTGTCCAAAGAGGACAAGCTCACCCGCGACAACGGCGAGCTCACCACGAAGCTGTCGGCCGCTGAACTGCGCGTCGCGAAATTCGAGATCGCGCTCGACACCGGTCTCACGAAGTCGCAGGCGCTCCGGCTGGTCGGCAACACCCGCGAAGAGCTCGAGGCCGACGCCGAACAGCTCGCCAAGGACCTCGGAATCGACTCGAGCAAGCCGGCCGACCGCCTGCGCAAGCAGCCCCGGGAGAACCTGAAGGGCGGCGGCGCGCCGAACGACGATGACGGCGAGATGGACCCGGTCAAGTTGGCCGCCGCGGCGCGTGCGCGTGCGGGTCACGGGGGCGTCCGCGTATCCTGAGAAAGATTCCGTTGCGTGGTGCGGATTCATCACCACGTACAAGCGGGTCGGCCGTGCCGCCCGGTGAACCCACCAAATCCACAGTGAACGGAGCCATCATGGCATTCACGGCGGTAAAGGCCACGCGCATCGCGCGCACTGGCTTGGGTCTGCTGCAGGCGGACCTCTTGCTCCCGAACTTCGTCTGGCGTGACGCCGGCGGCGACTTCGCGGGCGCGGCCAACGACACCATCAACCTGAAGGTCCCCGCGGTCGCGCTTGCGCGCACCGTGGCGCTGCGCACGCAGGGCGCCGGTCGGCAGCGCGTGATGGACGATCTCGCCGAAGCGACGATCCCGCTGCAGCTCACGACCGACGTCTACCACGGCACGTCGATCGACGACGAGCAGATGGAGCTCGACATCGAGGACTTCGGCGCGCAGATCCTGCTGCCGCAGACCTCCGCGGTGGCCCGGGGCATCGAGGCGGCGGTCGCCGCGAACATGGTCGGCGCCACCTACGCGAACGCGATCACGTTCGCTGACACCGACAAGCCGGAGGACGTGTTCGCCGACGCGCGGCGCGACCTGAACAACGCCCAGATCCCGATGACGGACCGGTACTGCGTGATGGGGACCGACGTCGAAAATTGGGTCATCAAGTCGGAGCTGCTGACTCGGGTCGACCAGAGCGGGTCGTCGGAGACCCTGCGGGAGGCCCAGATCGGCCGGCTGCGCGGGTTCAACTCGTTCGTCTCGTTCACGCTGCCGCCGACGTCGATTTTCTGGTTTCACCGCACGGCCTACGTGCTCGCGCTGCGAGCGCCGAAGGTCCCGCGTGGCGCCAGCTTCGGCGCGTCGCAGACCTACCAGGGCATCTCGATGCGCTGGATCATGGACTACGACGCGGACTTCTCCCGCGACCGCTCGATCTGCAACGTCTACACCGGATCGAACGTGATCAAGGACTACGCGCTCGACGACTACGACCGGTCCGGGCCGGCCACGCTCGTGCGCGCCGTCAAGGGGACGATGACCGTCACGCCGTAAGGGAGGTGGCCCGATGCTGGTTGACATCGACACGTTCGGCGACGGCATCGGCCGCGTCTTCGAACCGAACACGGCGGACTACCGCCGCGCGGTCCGAGCACTCGACGGTGCCGAAGGTATCGTGCTGGACCACCTCGGCCGCGAGTCGGAGTGGACCACGATCGAGCAGCTGCCCCGCACCGTGTGCACGGTGATCTACGAGTTGGCCGGGCGGAAGTTCGCCAACCCCAAGGGTCTCGTGTCGCGCGGTGTGGGGCCGCTCTCGGAAGGCATGTCGCCGGAAGCGGCCGCTGGGCTCGCGCTGTCATCGGCCGAAGAGGGACAGCTCGCCAAGTTCATGTCCACAAAGGGCGGTCTGCAGTCGGTGGAGATCAAGCGGCCCGACGCAATCGGCCGCGACACGATCTACGTCAGCGACTCCGACCCGCTATCGATCATGCGCATTCCGTACGCCGACGCGGAAGACGCTGAGCTGTTCCCGGACGCCACATGATTGAGAACGGGCCGGACACGGCGGACATCGTGCGCGCGAAGCGCGTGGGTCGCGATCAGGACCTCGTCGACGGGGTGGCGGCGACCGTCGTCGGATGCCTGTACGTTCCCGGTGGCTCCACCGAGAACACCGACCAGCGGCAGCAGACCATCGAGATCGGTTCGCTGTTCGCGCCGCCCGGCGCTCCGGTGCCGCAGCCGACCGACAAGATCCGCATTCGCGGGCGGGAGGGCACGTTCAAGTGCGTGGGAAAGGCCGATGTCTGGGCCGACCTCGACGGTCAGCCTTGCGGATACGAGCAACGCGTGGAAAGGGTGATGGGGTGAAGTACGAACGCAGTCGCATCGGCACGGCGAAGCTGTTGAACAGCAGCCAGCTCAGGAAACCGCTCACGCTCGCTGGCAACCGCGCGCTCAACCGCTCGCGGCTCATCGTGCGGCGGCAGAGCGGCGCCACCGCGGCATCCGGCCGGCTCGTGCACAAGCAGCGGGCTGGAATCAAGGGCGACCGCATCGGCGTATCGGTGGTCTTCGGCGGAGCCGGAGTTCCGTTGCAGTTCGGCAACAAACGCACCAAGGCGACGCGGTTCCTGACGCGCTCGCTGATCGACTAACCCGGAACACAGAAAGCGGTTCAAGTCGTGGCCGAATTCCCAGACAGCGAAGACGGCATCGCCGATCTGCTCGAGCAGGTCGCCGTGCTGGCGCCGGAGCGCATTTTTATGCGGACGCCGGAGTTCAGCATCGACGATCCTGAGTTGTACGCAGCCAACGTGCCGTTCGTCGTTGTGTCCAAAGTGGACGGTGCGTCGAATTCGCAGGGCTGGGAGCAGACGGACAACATCGAGGTCGCGTCGTTCACCGGATCGCGGCAGGAATCGAAAGATCTCACGAAGGCGATACGGGCCGTGCTCGTGCGTCCCAACGGCGTGAGGACAACGGCGGGGTACTTCGATCGCATCGGAGAAACTTCGTCGCCTAGCGAAGTGCCCTACGAGCAGGACGACGCTCGACGGGACGTCAGCAACTGGGCCGTCGTGTCCAGAATCCAGTAAGGGAGAACAGGCATGGCCCCCCGTACATTCGAAAGCATCGCTGACCGCAAGGCACAGCTCATCCGCAAGGGTGTGCGCGGCGCCATGCTCGTCGGCAAGTACGGCACCGCGCCCCTGGTGACCACGCTCGTGGCGGCCAGCGGGCAGATCGAGTTGCCGATCACCTACGAATCGGTCGGATGGATGACCGAAGACGGCTCCACCAAGAGTGCCAGCCGCGAGCTGTCGCAGGTCCGTGGGTGGGGTGGCACGAGCTTCCTGCGGCAGGACATCAAGAGCCAGAACCAGACCCTGCAGATCTCCTGCATCGAAGACCGGCGAGTGACGCGCGAGCTCTACGACGGCGTCGACCTGAGCACCACCGAGATGTCCGCCGCCGGCGAGCTCAAGTACGAAATGATCGACCGGCCGCCCATGCAGTACTGGCGCGCGCTCGAGATCGTCGAGGACGGCGAGGGCACCGGCGTGATCTACCTCGCCACCGCTTATCACAAGGTGTCCGTGGGCGAAACCGGCGACCTGGTCCAGTCCAACGGCGACGACCCGACCACCCGGCAGGTCACGTTGGCCGCGGTTCCCGACGACGTCACCGGCACGCTGGGCACCAACTTCATCTTCGGGCCGGGCGCGCTCGCGTACGCCGAAGACATGGGCTACACCGTCGGCACCTGATCGTGGGCCGGGCGCGCGCTTACGTTCCGGGTGGCGTGCGTCCGGCTCACCTTGGCTAGCCCGGAGCACTTTCTCCTGAGAGGATGGCAGCATGGTCGACAAGGACTTCCGCGTGACGATGGTCGATCCCGACGGCGGCGAGTTCGTCGCGGGGTCCCCCGAGGTGGTCGCGCGGCTCACCGCGCAGGGCTACCGGCAGCAGGACAGCAACGAGAGCGGCGCAACCGCCGACGAGCGCGAGCAGGCCGCGGCCAACGTGCCCGCGCCGGCGGAGGGCGAGACGAACGCGGGGACGACGCAGACGGCCGACGGGCCGAAGTCGGGCCCGGACTTCGAGAACGTCGACGCGAACGCTCCGAAGACGACGGACACGGACGCCAGCAAGCAGGCCACTGGCGCGAACACGCCGGGCGGGAAGTCCAGCCGCAGCAGCAAGTGACGGTGTGAGCCGTCGACGGCTCGTGAGCAGGGAGCACGAGCCGTCGCCAGTCCACATCGGACTATCCACCCGGAACACGGAAAGCGAGAACCACGATGCCCACGAAGAGCTTGCGTGACTTCGTTCGCGAGACGAAGGCCGCCGAAGACCCGTACATCATCGACTTCGGTGGTGAGGCCGGTGAAGTCGAGTTCCGCAACCCGGCGGACTTCTCCGTCGAGGACCAGTTCGAGTTGTCCGAGACCGAGAGCCCGCGCACCGCGCTGCGGCTCTACATCGGTGCGGAGGCCTACGAGCGCGCGTGGCCGACGATCAAGACGCTCAAGATCAGCGAGCTGAACGACATGATGGCGGACGCGCGGGAGCACTTTCGGAAACTCAACGCCAAGTGAGCTCCGCGAGCTGCGCTGGTTGCTGAGCCGGTACACGGCAGAGATCGAGCTTGATCTCGCGTTCTACACCTCGTACCGGCTGAGCATGTTCGCACGCGGCGAGGAG